ATAGCTGTCATACTACGCTTTGCCCCATATCCAGAGTGTGAGTGCCACTGGTCAGGTGGCGCAAGTGTATTGAAGCTCTCTGTTTGTAGCCCACCAATCTCTTTTGCATTGTTGTGGTGTATGTGACCCAGTAGAAGGTGTCTATGCTTAGTCCGACCCCACTCCTCTGACAATGTATTGGTGATAAATTGATAGGCACGATCTGGCTTCATTCTATCTCCATGATGTGCAACCAGAAGGTTTTTGCCATATTCGTAAACCATGAATTTATGTCGATTATCAAGAATAGTTACACGCGGCTCGTTTTCGTAAAAGACAGTCAGCATGGTGTTGATAATAAGAGCAGCGTCACGATCATGATTGCCTCGTACTTTCATAAGTACCACATGATGATGCTTCTCTAGCATATACTCAATAGCTGCACGATAGATGCGTACTGTTGCAGACACTATATCGCTCAAGTCGCCATCTACATCTAGGACGTTGCCAGACTGAGTAAGGTTAGTGGAGTCGTTGTTGTGCATGAAGTCACCGATATCAACCAGCGTTCCTACGTCTGTATTTCCACTGCAATCAACAAGCCACTTTATAGCTGATAACGTAGCCTTCTCTGCCATATCAAGATTCCAGTCACCTTGACCCATGTTATAACGATCACGAACCAGCATACCCACATGAGCATCACCAATAACATAAGCTGTTAAGGCATCTGTTGTGAGTGTTAGTTGGTCTTCTTTAGGTTCATATCTGGGAAGTGTTTGGCATAGATCATCTGCAACTTGTTTGAGGCACTCTGTTAGCTCCTCTTTTTTCAGGTCAGTCTTTACCCATTGCTGCTTTACTAGACCATTCGGCCCATATAGAGTTGATACACCTTTGACTAGGTGAGTCTCTGGTGCTGGATATGCCATATCATGCTCTGGCGACCATCCATGTTTAGCTGCGTTTTTCTTTGCCCTTTCTAATGCTCGCTGTAAGGCTCTTATTGATATTCCAAGACTTTCTGCTGCTTTACGCTGTGAGCTTGAGTAGATAAGAGTATCAATAATTTCTTTTTGACGATCTGTAGCCCACTGTTTCAGTGCCTCTAAATCCTGCATTCCTGCCTCCTAGTGTTTAGTACGTTCCTTTCCAAACCCTTAGCTTGTCAAATTCGCCTGACAGCATTTTTCGTTTAATAACTTCGCTGCGAGCTGGATCATCCCAGCTTATACCAGCTTCTTTTAGCCACTCATTAATAAGAGCAGCATCTACTGTGCCAACAAGACGCGATTCGCCAAACTCAGCGCATCCTGCTTCTCGTAGCATTTTTGCGTGTTCTAGGTTAGGAGTCCAATCCTGCTTTTTTATATGTATTAGCTGATCACCTTCCTGTACCCACTTCTCGCCTACTTTCATTCTTCAGCCTTTTTCTTTCGAGTACGCTTTGGTATGACCTTGATTCTATGTGAACCATACCCTTCATCTTGAGCATTGATAATATCGACAATCTTTTGATCGACCTCGACAATATCGCCCTTATAAGCCCAGTCATCTAACATGATGTTATCAGCCAGAACTTCTAACTTAACCTTTGCCATGTGACCTCCATAAATTAAAAAAGGGGCTTACCATAATTAGTAAACCCCTTTGATTATAACGCTTTAAACGCTAAATGGCTAATTAAGAGCAGTCAACTACTGCGCCTAGAGCCTTCTCGTTACGAACAACAAGAGTACCTTCACATACTACTTGACGCTTCTCGTTGTCACCGGTCTTAGCAAGTGCAACGTTCTTCATCTTGCGCAACTCAGCAAATGCCAACTTATCTTTCTCAATGATGAATACGTCACGAGAACGGTTTTCACGAGCAGGAACAAACTCAACAGAACCCCAAGGAGTCATGTAGATGTTCATTAGGTTAGCAACTTTACCATCAGCAGCACCAATGGTGGAACGCTGGTTGTTGTTACCAGTAAAGCCTAGAGCTAAGTTCATCTGAGAAGCAGACAAGATAACCATGTCAGGCTTACCGCCTTCTGCCCAGATCTCTTGCATAGTGGTGTCAAAGTCAGCTTGAGTAAAAGCAGTTTTAGCACCATCTGTACGAGCGTTAGAACCATTACCAGTAGGGTTTGCACCACCAGTACCAACGTTGTTTACGTTAGTAGTGATCCAAGCGCCTAGACCAGCCATGCGACGAGCAGCAGTAGAACTACCAGCTACTTTAGCTTGGTTGTCCATCAAAGCCTTCTCAATGTCTAGCTTCTGTTCAGCACCTACTTTAACGATCTGGTAAGACATTTCTTTACCACGACCAGCATTATCAAGAGCCACAGAAGTGTCAGGAGTCACAACAGCATTCTTAAAGATCTGCGTGTAGTTACCTAGACGACTAGTAGCAGCACGAGACTCAGCAGCAGTGTCATCGCCTTCAATGTGAGCGTTAGTAGTAGAACTACGTAATGTGTCAGTTTGCCACTCATGCAAAGTGTTAGACGCGCTAACTTTTGCAATGGAGGATAGTAAAGGAGTTTCTTCAGGAGAAACATTAAAAATTACATCAGACAGATCTTCACGAATGCCATTAGCATCATAGCTGTCAAAAGTGTTAGTTGGTTGTGTCATTTTAAATTACCTCAATAATCATGTTTAAACTTAACTATACTTAACCTTGGAATAGCAATGCGGCTGCATCAGCCACGCTACCCGACTTCTTCAGTTTAGACATTTGAGATTGCTTCTTCTTTGCAGCAGTATTGACAGGTTTTTTAGCACCCGACTTCATGAGTGGCTTGGCCTTCTTGACCTTAGTCTGAACCTTATCAGAACTAGCCATCATTTGATCGTACAACATAGCTTTATGCAGGGCAACCATAGCACGACTGTCAGTAACAGCGCCTATTTCTTCTGGGGTATAACCCAGCTTCGTACCTTGCTTAATTAAAGACTCTTTCAGCTTAGGTGCTTTCTCAGCGTCCCCAAATTCTGGAATAGCCTTAACTAGTACACTCATCTGCTCTTGCAAGTAGCCCTGTTGAGCTTGTTGCTGTGCAGCTTGCATACTATGCTGTTGTTGCGCGATCTCTCTACGCTGTGTCTGGAACGCAATCAAATCCTCATCATACTTCGCTTTGGCTTCCATGTATCCTAGCGGATCATCTTGTGCCATTTGAGCAGATGGTGGGTTAGGTTGCGCCATAACACCATTTTGCTGCAAGTTTTGCATTAGCGCCTGAAGATTTTGCTGTTGCTCACCCAAATGGGCATATGCTTGTTCAGCTTGCTTCTTCGCTTCTGCGGCTTCTCTCATGCCTTTTTGAATATAAGCCTGTCCTGAATAGTCTCGCTTTAGATCATCAAGGGTTACTTCTACTTGTTCGCCATCTACTTTAACGACGAATGTATCAGGCCCACTTTGATCGGCTTCCTGTTCATCCTCTGCTTCATATTCTTGTTCATCTAGTTCAGCGTCTGCTTCACCTTCAGAAACTTCTTCGCCTTCATCGTAGCCTTGCTCGACTTCGGACGATTCTGCCTCGGTTTCATCCAACTGCGCTTCTGTCTCATTCGACTCCTGCTCAGTTACTACTTCTTCGGCTGGCTCACTAGGGGCCAATAACGCCTCTACTGCTTGATCTACTGTAGTCGCTTCCATAGCGGTACTACCTCTCAGTTATTTGCGTTTATCTTTGCGCTCCTCATCAACAATAGCGTTTTTGAGGATACGCTCGAACTTATCAAGCAAGCGCACAGTCCTGTAGGATTCTTCTCTAGCATCAGAATCATCTAATGTAGAGCCTAAAAAGACTTTGACCTGCTCTTGTCTGATTTTATCACAAACTTTGATAAAAGTTTCATTTTTTAACAAAAACTCTGATTCAGACTTTGATATTTTCATTATTGAATATTTCCATTAACGTCTCTTGGAGCTGATTGTATCGCTCTTACACGCTCAACGTCTACTGCTGTACCATATTCACCTAGTATTTTTGCAGCTTGTATCAATAAATCTTGTGCCATTTCATCACGCTTGCGGTCATCGGCTGCTTGTAGCTCTGCATAATCTCTCTGCAACTTACCTAGCTCTTGACCTTGCTTACTGCGTAGTTCTTCAGCCTTCACTTGCATATCAGCTTGTAGCTTAATCTGATCGCCTTGCAACTTAGCTTGTGCTTTCATCTGGTCAGACTGGATGCGAGCCTGCGCCTTAATCTGCTCTGCCTGAATCATAGCCTGTGCCATCTGGTCTTGCTGTGGCTGTTGCTGCTGCTGTTCAGCTAGTGCTTGCTGCTGCTGCATTAGAGCCTGTTCAGTTTGCTCATTCATAGGTCTGTAATAGCGATCTGTATTACGGATTCCTGAGATAGCCAGCATATCAGCCAACGTGTTACGCATCTGGGTTAAGCTAACAAAGCCATTGTTAGGACCATAGCCTTGATATATTTCACGCTGTGTCTGGAAGGTCTGCATTAGTGCAGCAATCTTAGTATCTTCCTGTCCTGTGCCTAAACCTACATTGACCTCCACATCCATGTCAGCGTCCCATACATCAGGTGTAACAGGTACAAACTGACCATTTAAGCGCATCAATGTTTCTTCTGGGCTATTGGTCTTTAAGATATGTAAAACCAGCTTAAACAGACGCTTAAAGCCTGTTTCTGCAAGATTGCGAGCCATAACCTCTACCTGACCAGCTCCTTTCTGTGCAGTTAGCTGTGCGGCTGTAGCGGTAGTGTTCTGTAAAGCATCAGGATCTAAGCCCATAGACGCTTTTGTGATGCCAGTCTTTTCTTCAACCAAGTTATCTAAATACTGTAACGCTGTTAGTGTTTGGCCTGCCACAAAAGGTGTTATTTCATCACGGATCTGGCTAATATCGTCAGCACGAATAATGCTGCCAATCTCGTTATTAAGTAAATCTTCCATCTCGACAAACTCATCATTAACAACCTTACGAGGATTATTAACAAGAGCTACGTTATCAAGAATGCCACGCAATACGCTGGTAGCTGTGTCCTGATCGTTCATAATTAACTCAGCTAGTGAGCGACCAAAGAATGCGTGCGGCTCTGGGTCTACTTGGAATACTGCAAATGGTGCAAGATCCCAAGGCTCAAAATCTAGTATCTCATGGTTAGTGCCTACGCATACAAACTTGTGCATAACAGGTACGCCAGTTCCATCAACGTCTATACGCATATATGCCTCTGTAACAACAATAGGCATCATAGAAGGGTCATTGGTCTGGTCATCACCATCTAGGTATTCGCCATGACGTAGATACTTTTCTTCGTCATCAACATTACCATCTGTGCCAGCATGACGCATCAGAATATCATAATCGTATCCCATTGCTACCATGTCACCTACTACCTTCTCAGTAGTGTGACCACAAACAAGGAAGTCATCAAGAGACTTGGCAGAACTGTTTACAAAGAACTCCTCTGGTGGGACGTTCTCAATGCACATATCGCCTTCTTCGCGCTTATGGGCAACCTTCATACTGTGACGATTCTGCTCAACATCAAGACCAAACTCATCAACCTCTATCACAATCTCTTGCGAGTGTTCGATAATATCTACATTATCATCCTGTGCAATAAAGGCCATTTCCTGATCTGTCAGGTTCTCGTATGTGTGAATATCAGCTACTTCTTCTGTATTCCACCATACCTTTACAATACCAGCCTTTTTGACTAGAGCATCATGTATTGCACTATTTAATACATTGTAGCCACCACACTGATTAAACTTCCAGTGGGCGTATGTAGTAGCTTGTTCAGCAGATGCAACTTGCTGTGGGTTATTAGGTGTATACTCGACAAACTTATCATTAGACAAGAATATACGCATCAGGCTAGGCTTTGCGCCACGCACAACATCACGAACCTTAGTAGACACAACACTGGAGCGACCTTCTTCATGCTCTAAGTTTACACGACCATCAAAGTATTTCTGTGCATCTTCGCGCTGTGGCTGTATCTCAGAATCCATATAGGCTTCCGCGCCATCTATAGCAGTGCGGATAGCAGATTGAATATCAGTGCTTGTCATTTGACCTTGTGGCATAACTATTCCCTACTTTGTTGCTCTTGCATAGCCTGTTCTAATGGGCTAAGTATAGGTGATTCAGTACCCATTGTACCACCAACTCCAGCAAATGTACCAAATAAACCAGCTTGGCTTTGTGCTGGTGTCATAGCACCCCTAGTTGTAGGTATTAACCTTAATCCTGCTACTGTTGATGTTATAGGTTTCAATAGGCTAACTGCTGCTAATTTCTTATACCCTCCAGCTACAGCAAAAGACTGCGATAAGCGTTGCAATGCACCCATGGCTGCTGAAGCTGACTTGGATGTGTTCTTGGCTGTTCCAGCAATTAATGCTGACGTAACAGCAAGATTGTTTATATCAGCAATTTCTTCTTTGCTAAAAAGTGAATTTACCATACTAGGATTTTTTTGTTTAAGGTCTCGCCATAGCTTATTAAACATTAAACTAGGGTCTTGATTAACCATTCCTGTATTATGCATCTTATCTGCTAAAAGTATAAAAACCTCTTGTCTGACTTGATTCCATTGTTGCTCTGGCAGATTCTTTTTTAAGGTCAATAAATCGCGAGTCAAATCTTTCTTTGATGTAGTTTGTGCAATACTTTTACCTAGTATAGCGTTAGCAGCATCTTCAGGAGCAACCTTTAAATCAAACCTACCATCACGCATTTCTTTAGTGGTAAGTGTAGTAAGTACACCTTTTGTTTCCCATAATTGCTTAAATTCCTTAAACTTAGATATAGCATCCAGACCAGCAGCGACATCAGCAGGATTACCATAAAGTAAGCCTTTTTCAGCCTGCTCAACAAGTATATCATCAAACGCACCTTTTAGCGCACCAGCAGCACCTTTTTCAGTACCACCAGCAGCAGACAAAGCTGTGATAGACTTACGGAACTCAAACAATTCTTTCAAAGACCGACCGTCTTGGAACATCCCTGTTAGTTCGTCAGCTAAAGCAAAAGCAGATGGCGAGCTAGTACGTCTAAATTCCCCTAAACGATCACTAATAACAGACTGAGCCATTGGCGCGTTTTCAGGGATAACAAAGCTACCAGTGCCACCAGCTCCTTTATAAGCATCCTTGTACGCCTTCTCAGCAGTCTTTTTCTGTTCAACTAACTCAGCCTGTGCAGATGCCATACCTTCACCACGCTGAATAGCAATATCATCACCAGCCATTGTAGCCTGTATAGCTGGTATATTTTGCTGTATAGCTTCACGAGCCTTAGTTTGTGCGCCTACCATTATTTGTGCAGGAATCTCACCATAAACAGAGTCAGCAACCTGATCCTCAAAAAGCTGCTGACCTGTATCACCTGTGACTTGCCCTTTTGTAAGGGTTACTGGTACTGGTAAAGATGCAGCAGTAGTGCTTCTTACAGACTCTATTGGATCTAAGCCTTCTCTGACCTGTCTTTCAATTTCAGACCTAACTTTTGGCATGATTTCTTCAGGGTCAAATCCAGCGCCTAAAATAGCTTCTTGTACCTCATTAGTCCTGATAATAAACTGCTCTGGATTATTCTTAAATAGACTAGCTATATTAAATACCAAGCCAGCAGCATCGACAACACCTCTACCTATAGCACTACCGAATGCGCCAGAAGGAATTTCAGAAAGCCTAAATGGTCTACCAGACGCTTGTGAGCTTACAGACTCAAGCAAGCCAGCTTCACCCATACCTAATGCAACAGCACCTTTAAAGCCCTTTACAGGTAAGCCCACTGCTCTTTGCGCTCTCTCGAGCTGACCACCAGTACCCATTACATAAGCACCTTGCATTAATGTAGGTGCGTCAAGTCCTTTCGGGTTTGGGTAAAATTTTTGGTATCGTACAATGTCGCCATCTTCGTTTCGAACAGGCCCACCAACAACAATATTGCCGTACATATCCTTATCAAACAAAGCATCAGGCTCTGCTTTTCTAATAGCCTTCACTAAAGACTCATCATCAAATGATGCAGAAATAGCGGTAACAAGCTTATTATATTTTTTACCCTCAAAGCCAAACTGACTTGCTGGTAATTCACCAAGTACAGGTATATTAGGGTCTCTATCAGAACCACTTATAAAAGCCTTAGCAGATGATAAAATAGACCTATCAGGGTCAACGCTTTTTAGCTGTTGTATATCGCCCTGAGCCTTGGAAATGTAAGCGTCCAACTCAGCGTCAGTCATACTTGAAAAATCTGGCGTTGCCATATACGTTAGCCTCCAACTTGGCGCTTTTGTTTCTCTTTCATCGCTGCCTCTAAAGCAGCAGTAGCGGCATCAATATCACTAAATGGGATTTGAGCGCCACCAGAAGCTCCAATATTCTCTAGATATTGCTTCATGTCTTCTGGGATAAGCTCGCGCTTACGAAGCTCACGCATCATCTCATCAGCCTTGGTACGAGTGATAACACCACTAACAGCTTGGTTAGCAATGTCTGCCATTTGCATTGCAATGTTTGCATTATTAATCAGCATTGTCTGGGCAATTTGACGCGCCTGTGGGTCTGCTGCAATAGAGCCAACCTGAGTCAGTAAGTTCTCAAAATCCTTATCAGTCATTGGGCCTGTGCCAGCAGTTTTCTGTGCCATAGCAGCGTTGTATAGAACCGCTTTATAAGCATCGACTGGAGCGGAAATACCTTCTGGGATAAACTTACGCAGCATTGATGGTATGGTAGTTTGATCTAAAGAATTACCAAGCTGGTTAAGTACAGCAACCTGAGTAGCAGCTTTCGCAGCATCATCGCCAGCAGTGATAATACTATCAAATCGTTTAGCCTGTAATTTAGCCGCTTCAGTAGTCCAAGTATCCTCACCACCGCCAACACTAACAGACACACCAGCACCACCAATGGCTTCAACTTTGTTTGTAGTTAGGTTTTTGCGATATGACTTATTAGGGTCTAATCCGAGAGATTTAGCTGCGTCACCAGTAATTATCTCAAACTTATCTGTTGGCTTTTGCTTAAATAACTCAAATGCTTGAGCGCCAGATAGAGAGCCATTAACAATACCTTGTGCAAGGTCTGATCGACCCTGAGAAGCTAACCACTGCGCAGTCTTATTGCGCTGTGCGCCTGCTAACTCCAATGCAGCCTGCTGTTGACGCTGTGCCTGAACATCTTGCAATCTACCAGTAATAGACTGTTGTAGACCAACATTAGGGCTATGAGCCATTCCTGCAATACCTTGTGCAAGGCGTAGTCTACGCTCTACATCTTCAGGTTTCTTGCTGGTGATAAAATCTAGTAATGCCATTCTTATAACCTCTATAGAACACCTAAACCAAGAGCTAAGTAATCAAACAAACCACGATCAGTTGTGCCTGTTGTCGTAGATGGTGAAGGTGAAGCACCTACCGCCTGTAACAGATACTGTAAGCTCTGAGCTGGTGCGCCAGTGTAGCCAGCGTACTGACCTTTAGCTGCATTGATAAGCTGTTGCTGTAGAGCTTGCTGTTGTGCGCCCTGTTGAGTCATACGATCCTGAATCTGCTGACCCATACCAAAGCCAAGGTTAGATAAACTACCTAGCTGTGCGCCTGCTGATAGACGCTGCTGTGCGCCTGATAACTGTGCTGCTTGGTTCTGCATCTGAGCCTGTCTTGCAAACTGCTGTGCTTGTGTGAATCCAGATTGACGCAAAGTAGAAGCAGTGCGAGCTGCTTGCTCAAGAGCTGCACGATTTGTTTCTGCTTCAGCTATACCATGACGAGAACCACCAAACGCTTTTGCTGCTGATGCTTGTGCGCTACCAACATTCTGTGCCATCTGGCGTGATCTTTCAATATCAGCTAGTGACTGACCAACAACCTGAGACTCATATGGGTTCATATACTGACCAATAGCCTGCTGTGTAGGTGCAGTTATAGCCATAGGTGTAAAGCCCATGCCAGCTTGTGCGCCCTGCATAGCCTTAGTTACACCCTCACTAGCCTGCTGAAATACATTAGGCTGCTGTGGTTGTGTAGGCATAGCTGCTGCTGCTGGTGTTGGCTGTGCATCCTTAAGAACACGATCTCTTGCACCACCTAAATACTGTGCAGGCATTACACCCTGACGCGCTTGATTCATTCTATCATATGTAGGATTTACACCGCTTGGCATACCCATACTAAAAGAAGCATTATCACTAGAAACTCCAGCAGACGGATTACCTCTAATCAAATCAGTTATAACAGTGCTACCTTGTGGCATTGATCCTGCCATAATAATTACCTCTAAAAATCTATTTGCCCTTAGTGGCTAGTTTAACGCCTTTCTTTTTAGCAGCAGCCCTAGCTCTTGCCATACTTGATGCTTTTGCCTGCGCTCGCTTCATAGAGTCACTTGCTGCTGTACTTTTCTTCTTTTTCTTTCTAGTAGGCGCTTTGTATGCCACTTCGCTAATATCTACAACAGGTATTGCAGCAGCCTGCTCTGGTGTATTTTGTACAGGGTAGCTACCAGTAAGTTTATTTGCAGCAGCACCTAGTAATCCAGTGTTAAGTACCAATCCAGCAGCATTGCTGACAACATCACCAAGCATAGAATCCTGTGAAGGTGTGCCGCCTGCCATTGGGCTAGTAGGAGTAGAACCAAGATACATTTTACCACCAGCAGCAGCTATTGCGTCTTGTTCAGCTTTTAATTCAGCTTGTGTTGACCCTGATCTAAGTTTCTCAGCCCAATACTTTTGATTGTAAGTACCAGTTGGGCCTTGATCAGCCATAACATCTACAAAACTTCTTTCTCTTGGCTTTGGAGCAAGGTCTACTATAGGCTGAGAAGCAATATCAGCTACTGGTTGAGTAACAGCCTCTGTTATTGGATCAAGTATAGGAGTAGATGGTGAGCCAAACCTAAGATCAGGTATAGTAGGCTGCCTAATCATTGACTCTATAGGGTTTCCTTCTAGGTCAAATAATGGAGGCGCATCTTCCTGAAACTGTATATCAGAGAATGGAGTTTCTCTATATGTAAAGTCTCTATCAGGAGCATACTTATGTAATTCATATTGGCCATTTGCGTCCATTTTAGCGCCAACATCTGGCCAGTATTTGAATGGCATTTCTTCTTCAAAGTCATAATATGAAGGAACACTTGTGCCGTATGGAGTAGAAGGTGACATCATTCTTACGTCACTCATTTTACCTGATACTGGGTCAATATACTGACTAGGTGAGCTTGCAGGCTGACTTGCCACAGCATTTTCATTGATTTCAGCATTACGCAAAGCAGCATCAAGAGCAGCGTTTCTGGATCGTTCAGAGTAGCTAGTTTGCGCTATCTGTTCTTCAGTAGGAGCGTAACTAGGAGCAGAGTATTGACCAGTAATAGGATCAATAAATAAACCCTCTAACGCTGACGCTTGAGCTGGACGCTGTTGGCGTAGCATATCGACAGACTGCTCATATAAAGGTGCAGATGAATACCCCATCAGACCACCAGCAAACTGCT